AAAAACCTGAAAAAATTCTGATTATTGCCAATAAATTAGATACGGCTCAAGAAATGGCTAATAAAATCAGGGCTTTTACAGAACAATGGCCAAATTGGGTAAACGTAGGATTTTCACCCGAAAAAAATTCTCAAAGACATTATAAGTTAACAAATGGTTGTGAAGTTAAAGCTGTAGCGACTTCTAAGGATGCGTTACGTGGATACACACCTACAATATTGATATTTGATGAAGCCGCCTATATCGAAGCGGACAGTGATTTTTGGTCTGCGTGTATGGCATCATTATCGACGGGCGGTAAAGTAATAGTTATTTCTACACCTAATGGGTACGACCCAATATATTATGAAATATATGACCAAGCACTTAGAGCGATGAATCAATTCAAAATAACAGAAATGTTTTGGTATAAAGACCCAAGATATTCTAAGGACTTGAAACTTGTGAAGGTTGAAGATTTGATTCATTATTTCCTCAATAGGGAAGATTACAAAGAAATGGACGTAGAAACTTTGGATTTTACTGACGTGAATCCCCGCGAAAGAAACTTCGATTTAATCAAAGAAAAAATCAGAAATGGATTCAAACCTACGTCAACATGGTTCGAAGGTATGGTCAAGAAATTGAAGTATGATAAAAGAAAGGTTTCACAGGAATTGGAATGTAACTTTTTGGGTTCAGGTGATAATGTTTTTGATTCAAAACAACTTCAAGATATACACAGAAATATGTTGAAAGAACCATCCAATAAGATGATGGGAAATGCTCTTTGGATTTGGAAAGAACCTATCGAAGGGCATAAATATATAATGGGTGTCGATGTTTCAAGAGGAGATTCCGAAGATTACACTTCTTTTGTAATCATCGATTTTGATGAAAGAGAACAAGTCGCTGAATATCTTGGTAAAATACCTCCAGACGTTGCTGCAGAAATAGCTTACAAATGGGGGTTGATGTACAACGCATTTATTGTTGTTGATATAACAGGTGGTATGGGGGTTGCGACAGGTAGGAAACTACAAGAAATGGGTTATAAGAACGTTTACGTAGATGGGATTGATTTTTCAAACAAATGGAAGTATGACCCAAAGACACTAGATAAAATCCCAGGTATTAATTTCAATAACAAGAGAGTTCAGATTATTGCATCTTTTGAAGAAGCAATAAGACATGACTTCAAAATTTACAGTCATAGACTTTTTAATGAAATGAATACGTTTATCTATGTAAATGGTAGACCTGACCATCAAAAAGGGCACCATGACGACTTAATTATGGCAATATCTATGGCAACATATGTTGGGGAAAGTTCATTTACAAAATTAACAAAAGTCACTGAGCAAGCTAAAGCAATGATTAATTCTTGGCAAGTAAGTAATAATGAAGAAGTTACAAAATCGATAGCATTTAATCCTATTGTTCCATCGGGACAGCTAAATGTGAACAAATTCAATGAAAATGAACCCACAAAAAATGATTATCAAAAATATGGTTGGTTATTTGGAAATCGAAGATAATCTTTATTAATACTTATTATATATTAAATTTAAAGCATGGAACAGAATAATACTAATTTAACTATTTGGCAACGTCTTTCCCAAACATTTGGGCCCAATTCACTCCTAAATCAAGATTATCCAACTTTTAAATACGACAAAAAAGAGTTATTAAAAACTACAAATAAGCAAGAATATGAAAAAGCTAAATTAGAAGCTCAACAGACAGCTTATTTAGCAAGTCAGTGGACAAAAATTGAAAATAATTTATACACACAAGGTGTTTATTTCGAACCTACAAGATTAGCATCCTACTACGATTATGAATCAATGGAATATACACCTGAAGTATCTGCGGCTTTGGATATATATGCAGAAGAATCGACCACACCGAATCAAAATGGATACATCCTACAAATATATTCCGAATCCAAAAGAATAAAATCTGTTTTAGCTGATTTATTTAACAACTCTTTGGATATAAACACAAACTTAGCCATGTGGACTAGGAATACTTGTAAGTATGGTGATAATTTTGTGTATCTGAAACTTGACCCTGAAAAAGGTATAGTTGGGTGTATGCAGTTACCCAACATAGAAATTGAAAGGGTTGAAAAAAGTATGAAGGGTAAATCAACATTGGATAACAAAGAAACAGACCAAAAAGCCCTTAGATTCAGTTGGAAGAATAGAGATATAGATTTTAATACTTGGGAAATTGCTCACTTTAGATTATTGGGTGACGATAGAAAATTACCTTATGGAACATCGATGTTGGAAAAGGCGAGAAGAATATGGAAACAATTACTTCTTTCGGAAGACGCGATGTTAATTTATCGTACATCTAGAGCACCTGAAAGAAGAATTTTCAAAGTATTTGTTGGAAATATGGATGATAAGGACGTTGAAGCTTACGTACAAAGAGTTGCCAATAAATTCAAAAGAGACCAAGTAGTTGATAACAAAACAGGAAATGTTGATTTAAGGTTCAACCAAATGGCGGTTGACCAAGATTACTTTGTACCTGTTAGAGACCCTGCACAAGGTTCCCCAATTGACACTTTACCAGGTGCACAAAACCTATCAGAAATTGCGGATATTGAATATATACAAAAAAAATTATTGACTGCTTTAAGAGTGCCTAAAGCGTTTTTGGGTTTTGAAGAAGTCGTAGGAGACGGAAAAAATTTATCTTTACAAGATATTAGATTCGCAAGAACAATTAATAGAATTCAGAAAAGTATGTTATCTGAATTGAATAAAATTGCAATAATTCATCTTTTCCTTTTAGGTTTTGAAGATGAACTTTCTAACTTCACATTGAGTCTTACTAACCCATCAAGACAAGCGGATTTATTACAAATAGATGTTTGGAAGGAAAAAATTCTACTTTACAAAGACGCGGTGACTGCAATACAAGGGATTGCTCCTGTTTCACAATCATGGGCGAAAAAACATATTCTTGGATTTTCTGATGAAGAAATTAGACTTGATATACAACAACAAAGAATAGAGATGGCAGTTTCCAAAGAATTGGAAGGTACTGCTAACGTAATTACAAAAACAGGTATATTTGACAATATAGATAAGTTATACGGAGGAACACCATCAGGAACAACTGCAGGTGCGGAAGCGGCACCAGCGGGAGAATCACCGATGGGAGGACCACCAGAAATGGGTGGGGCACCTGAGCCACCATCACCCGCCCCAAGTCCGGCAGGTGGTGAAACAGAAATTACACCTGAATCGAAAAAAGAAAACATGAATATATTGTTGGAAAATGATGATTTTATGAAAGAAAATGAAGAAATTGATTTAACTAAAGGTAGAAATTATTTGGGTGATATAGAAGAACATTTAAACAAACTTCTGAATAGTTGATATTTATATAAAAACTACAATAGAATGGAATTCGGATTATTAAAATCAAAAATAGAAAAAAAACTTTCTGAGTCTTACTCAGATAATACTATACGCCAAGAGTTGAAAAACTTCAGGAAATACGTAATGGAAAATTCGGAAATAAATAAGGCATATTACATTTACGATGAATTAAGTAAACAAAAGGGTTTAGAAAGTATTGCCGCTGAAGAATTTTTGAATGAATCTGTAGATTTATTTAAAAGAATAAAATTAGAAAAAAAATCCTTAAAAATAATTTCTGAATGGGTTAAAGACGTTAGATGTGATAATTTTTATTTAGACATCGACAATATATTAGGTGGTAAAAATTTTATTATTGAAAACATCATAATAAGTAAGAAAAATATTTTAAATACTCTGATGTCAAAAAAAGAAACTAATTCATCTGTAAAAATACCGTTGAATAAAGTTTTAGAAGTTGCTAATAATACACTAAAAAATTATTTGGAAACACTATCTGAATCTGAAATATCTGTTATTAACAAATACAAAACATTTTCTCCTGATGAGATTAAAAATAGATATACAATTTTAAGTGAAATGACAATTGAAAAATTGGAATCTATAATTAACACATCTGAACCAGAAACTAAAAACAAAATAGAAGAAACTATACAGAAAATAAAGAATGAAAAAGCCGATTACCTCAGCTTATTCAAACTTAAAACACTCAACGAGAATTTGTAATTTTCGATTGCTTGTGAATTGCAAGTAGTTTTTGATTTCTGAGAATAACCGATTTTTTTACGAATTCTTTTCTATTTCTTAGAATTTCGTTTTGTTTAGTTTTAATTACTTTGTTCTTTAAAACTTTTAAGGCTTTCTCTAAATTGTTTTTATTATCAATTTTTACTATCAACATACCTATCTAATATTTTAATAAATATGAAATAATTTTGACATGGACAACTTTTTTATTTATTTTTTGTAAAGAAATAAACTTCACACAATGAAAAAAAATGAAAAAAGGAAAAAATGCAAAATTATCTGGGTACCGCTCGTATAAAGTCAATTACGGTACAGTCGATTCAAAAAATCTAAAATCAATCTATCTAAACATTCAAACTTGGGTCAAACCAAAGAAAGAAATAGAATCCCCAATTAAAAGTGTAAATAATCTTACAAGACAAATAAAAAATACAATTTTAGAGAATATCAATACAAAATTCTTCAATGATAATTTTATTGTTGATTTAGATTTAAGGTCGAGTGGTATACAATACGGAAAAAAGTCTTTTTTAAATTTAGAATGTTATTTTTATTTGAAAGAAGAAAATTTGGACTTTAAATCCCTGACTGTAAAAAATGAAATTAAAAATATATCCGATACGATAATAAAAAGTTCATTCAAAAAAAACGAAACCTTTTCATTTTCAATGACCAAGAAAGAACAATAATAAGATTATATCATAATGATATATTTATTATAAAATCAAAATATGAAAATATTAGGTCCAAATGAAATAGGTAAAGGAATATTAATAGAATATGACGCTGGCTATGTATCTCCGACAGATAAACACAATTCAAAATTTTTATCTGAGTCAAAAAATTTTTTAGATTATTCGAAACCATTTGAATTCTACGCAGTTCTTCAAAAATATAATACACCAAATAGGAATGGAAGGATTTATCCTGAAAGGATTCTGAAAAGGGAAGCTGAAAATTATAAAAAAGTAATACAAAAAGGAACCGCTCTTTCAGAATTGAATCACCCCGAATCTTCATTAATTGATTTAGATAGAGTATCACATATTATCAATGAAGTATGGTGGGATGGAAATATTCTTATGGGTAAGTTGAAACTTCTTACATCCCCTGGCTTTCATGAAAGAGGGATTGTATCTTGCAAAGGAGACTTGGCGGCAAATTACCTTAGACAAGGAGTTACTTTGGGAATTTCATCAAGAGGCGTCGGCTCATTAGCAAAAAAGGGTGAACAAAACGAAGTACAAGATGATTTTGAATTAATTTGTTTTGATTTAGTTTCTTCACCATCTACACCAGGCGCCTATCTTTTTCTGAATCCTGAAGATAGAAACAAGTATGAAGAAAATCTTGAAGAAGAAAATGTGATGAAAATGTCAAGAACTTTGGGCTCAACACCAAATGAAGCAAACAAATCCATTGACTTAATGAAAAAACTTACCGATTATTTGGGAAAATAATAAATTATGGACGAAAAATATTTCGTAGCGAAAATTACCTACGACCTTCCCGATGCGGAAACTGGAAAAATTAAAAAGATTAGAGAAGAAAAGTTAGTTAAGGGTTACTCTGTTACCGACGTAGAAGCAAAAGTAACCAAAAGGTATGAAACTTTTTCTCAGGATTGGAGAATCACTTCTGTTTCAGAAAGTAAAATTGATGAAGTAATAGAAGACTGATAAAAAAAATTTGTAAAAAATAAAAGGAGGTTTATCCTCCTTTTTTTGTGCTCGAAAATATTTATATGTAACAAATAAACAATAAAAAAAATAAATAAAAACCTTTTCATTGAAAAAAATGGATTGCTTATACTGCAATCCAAACTTTTTTAATACATGGAGATATTTATATATTAAATTCAAGAAAAAAATGGCAGAAAAAAAATCACTTGTAGAAGAAGCACTTATCCAAATGAAAAGTTTGGAAGAAACAGTTGCTGAAAATGCAAAAGGAATACTTCATTCAACTATGAAAGAAGAAATCGGACAGTTAGTAAAAGAGTCTCTTGGGACTAAGAAAAATCAAAAAGAAACAGAAGAGTCAACAATGAAACATTCTTTCGATGAACAAGAAGAAGATGAAGTAGAGGTTGATACTGATGATTCTGAAGAAGAAATGGACATGGATTCTGATGAAGAAGAAATGGACATGGATTCTGATGAGGACGAAATGGATTCTGACGAAGAAGACATGGACTCCGATGAAGAAGAAATGGATATGGACTCCGATGAAGAAGAAATGGACATGGATTTTGACATGGAAGACGAAGAAGAACCTATTGATTTGACAAACGCATCTGACGAAGAAATTTTAAAAGTATTCAAAGGAATGAGTGAAGAAGATGGTATCATTGTAAAAAAAGATGGTAACACAATCGACCTTAAAGACGGTGAAGAAGAATATAAGATTTCTTTAGGTGAACAAGAAGACGAAGAGTCTTATGAAACTGAAGGTCAAATGTATGAAGATGAAGTAGGTGACCCTGACTTTCAAGAACTTGATTTTTCATCCGATGAACTCGGAGATACTGAAGAAGATGAATTGGTATTCGAAATTGAATTCGATGAAGAAGATTCTGAATCAGACGAAATGTATATGGGCGAACAAGAAGAACTTGACCCTGAAGACGTAGAGTTCGGAGATATTCCTGAAGAAGACGAAGAACTAGACTTTGGTACCGATATTGGTATGGACGAAGACTATAATGAAGGTGAAATGCCAGTAGAAGAAGGATTCAAACCAAAAGTATTTGGTGGTAAGACAGGTAAACCGTCTTTCAAATATTCCTCAAAACCTAATCAAGACCTTCCTACGAAGAAAATGAAACAAGGTACAAAGGGTGTTGGAATGGGTAAACCTAAATTCGAATATAAAGAGGGTGAAAATCTTAACGGTAAAACTAAGATAGTTAAAAAAACTGAAACTAAAGAAGCTTCAAGAACTTTAGGGGCGGGTAGAAAATTTGGAAGAAAAGGACTACCTAAACCAAAAGCGGCTCCAAGACATTTGAATGTAGAATCTGTAGAATCTGAACTTTCAGCTCTAAGGGCTAAGAATGAAGAATACAGAAAAGCTTTGAATATCTTTAGAGAAAAACTTAATGAAGTTGCAATTTTCAATTCTAACTTAGCTTACGCAACAAGGTTGTTCACTGAACACTCAACCACTAAACACGAAAAAATCAATATTCTAAGAAGATTTGATGGCGTTGAAACTTTAAAAGAGTCAAAATCTCTTTACAAAACAATAAAAGACGAACTTTCATCTCAAAGTAATACTAAAGTCGTAAAAGAATCATTACAGGAAAAATTTGAAAAAACACCTGTTTCTGGTTCTGCGGCTAGTCTGATTGAGTCAAAAACTTATGAAAATCCTCAATTTATGAGAATGAAAGACTTGATGTCAAAAATGAACATAATAAACATAAAATAAAAAAAAACAAACTAAAATGGGAGCATTATTAGAATCAGGTATGGTTGGTAACATCGGTCTTAAGCACCTTCGTGTTATCAAAGAAGATACCATTAAAAAATGGGATGACTTAGGCTTTTTAGAAGGTCTTGACGGTCACCAAAGAGATAACATCGCACAATTGTATGAAAACCAAGCTTCATACTTAATTAACGAAGCGGCTGTGGCTGATGCTTCAGGTTCATTTGAAACTGTAGTATTCCCTATCATTCGTCGTGTTTTCTCTAAACTGTTAGCGAACGACATCGTATCTGTACAAGCAATGAACTTACCTATCGGTAAATTGTTCTACTTTGTTCCTAAAATTCAGGGATATAGTGGTGGTACAGGAAACAGAAGTGGTGAGCACAGAGCTCCAATAGGTTCTCCGGGTAACTACCCTGGTGATGCTAACGCGGGTTACGAAGGGGCTTCAGCTTATAAGAAAAATCTTTATGATTTATTTTATGAAGGTTCTGAACCAACATTGAATCCGGGAGGTCTTTTTGATTATTCTAAAGGTCAGTGGACAGCTATTACAGCTACTACTACAGTTGTTGAATGGTCAAATGGTGATTTAGTTCCAACTAATTCCCTTTCAGGTGAACAAAGAAAGATCTTAATCAAAATGTGCGGTTTTAACGACACTGGTTATGGTAAATTGATCGGACCTGATGGTTCCGAAATGGATACAGAAAGCTTCTTATCAGATCTTCACGTTGTTGCAGGTTCTGGATTGGATGTTGTTGCAGGTTGTGTTGACACAGCTGCAAGTGCTCTTCCTTTCAGAGTAGTAACTCAGAAATATGGTAAAGGTATCGTTCAGTATGGTAGCACAACTACTCAAACATTCCCTGGCGACAAAACAGGTGGTGGTTCTTTTGACAACCTTTGTGACGCTGAAGGTAAAATCTACTTGGAAGTTGACTTACAAGTTCCATGTGCTGTAGGTGCTAACTCACTCGACGGTTACTCAGGTTTGACTACAACTATCGCAGGTGACACAGGTATCAACACTGAATTCGGTGCGACTTATAGAATTTACAAGAATTTGGAATTCGAAGATAAAATCGGTGA